ATGAGAAGTGTTTTAAATGTACAAAATGCTTTACCAAAAGACCTTGACCGTAAAGCTTTTAGGGTTATAGGTAAAACATTTAAAGGCCTCGTTGTAACCAATCCTTTACCTAAAGCTTTAGATTCTAAAGTTTTTGATGTAACTTATATTGCATCTAGATTTAGAGCTAATGCATCCACTAATCAAGTATTCTCTTTAAATACAAAAGTAACTTTATTAAAAAAAGACTATACATCTTTAAGACCTGCATTACCAAAAGACCTAGACCGTAAAGCTTTTAGAATAATAGGCAAAACATTCAAAGGCCTTGTTGTAGTAAATGGTTTACCTAATACTTTACAGTCTAAAATTTTTGATGTAACAACACTCACTAAAAATACAATCTCTGTAAGACCAGCTTTTTCAAAAACATTAGATCAAAAAGTTTTTGATCCAGGTGTAACTTTTACTCGATTTAAAGATACCACGTTTCAAGATTTTTCACTAAGAACTAAAGTAACTTACCTTAGAAGTTCAAGAATTGTAAGAACACCACTATCAAAAGATTTGTTAGTTAAGGTACAAAGACCAGGTGGTATAAACAAACCATTGTTTACCTTTAGAGCTGTACCTGAAATTGATTTAAGAAGAAAAGTAACTGTACTTAGACCAAGTATTCGTGTAGTAGGCAGTCATCAGACAAATTATAGATTAGCAAATGTATCTTCTAATGTTGCACAAGCTAACGTAAGAACAACTTTAGCTCCAAGTAATGCTCGTGAAAACTTCTACTACTTTACTATAGCTCCAGGCCAAAGACAAGATACTGCTAGAGCAATTTGGTCTAAAGATCCATTAGAAGTATTTTCAAATGTTATAATTAAAGTTGGCGCTTCTTCTAATGTTACAGCATCTTTTCCAAATACATCATTTGCGTCAAATCGAACACAAGTATTTTCTTTAATTACCAAAATTGCCATTATTTCTTCTAATGTTGGCCAAAATACAGTTGTCACCACTACTGCACCAACTAATGCTCGAGAAAACTTCTACTACTTTACTTTAGCACCAGGCAAACGCCAAGATACCGCTAGAGATATATTCTCTCAGCAAGCTGTAGGCCTTGTTATTAATAGTCAAAAGATTGGCATCATAACTTCAAATGTTCGCCAAAATACCGTAAGTACAATCGTTGCACCAACTAATGCTCGTGAAAACTTCTATTACTTTACCATAGCACCAGGTAAACGACAAGATACAGCGAGAGGCGTATTTTCTAAACCGGCCACAGGCCTTGTTATTAATAGTCAAAAGATTGGCATCATAACTTCAAATGTTCGTCAAAATACGGTTGTTACAACTACCGCACCAACCAACGCAAGAGAAAACCTTTATTACTTTACTTTGGCGCCAGGTAAGCGGCAAGATACTGCTAGAGCAATTTGGTCAAAAGGTCCTCTGCAAACTGCCTTGAGAAAAGAAATAGAACAAAAAGTAGCAGGTTCAGTAAACAGAGGAAAATTAGTTGTTAGAACTCCACTAAGAAGTCGAGTTTATTTTGAAGCACAAAATGTAACAAGTAATATATCTCAATCAAATGTTTCTACAACAAGATATCCAACTAATCCAAGAGAATATTTGTACTATGCTATAAGGGCTCCTGGTTTATATGGTAATAGAGATTACTTTAAACAAGTTCCTGGCGGTTTAAATGAAAGTTTCTTTGACATAAACACCGTAAAACCACCAGGTCTTGTTGTAAAAAGTGCTTTTCCAAAAGCTTTAGAATCTAAAGTATTTAATGCAACAATAATTAAAGTTGTACCATTAGCTGCAAACTCTGTACAAACTCATGTTTTTTCTCTGAGTACAAAAGTAATGCATCTAAACAAAGCTTACGAAGCTTTGCGTAACCCATTAACAAAAACATATGAAGCTAAAGTTTTAAATACCGATAAACTTACGGTAAGTATTGTTGTAAAAGGATCTTTATCAAAAGTATTAGAACAAAAGGTATTTGATGTAGAATTAATTAATCCATTTAAACTTAAAGTAGCTGATAATCAGGTATTTACTTTAAGTACAATTGTAGATAATTTTAAAACAACATCTGTTTTAAGAAATACTTACTCTAAAACTTTTGATCAAAAACAATTTAAAGGAAATTATGTTTCAAAAGAAGTTAAAGTTGCAAGTGTTTTCTCAAAACAATTAGATTCTAAAGTATTTGATACAAAAACTTTTACTTTTAAATTTAAAGATGCAACATTCCAATTGTTTTCTTTAAATACCAAGGTCGGACAATTAATCAAACCATTAGAACTTTTGAAAGGTTCTTTACCTAAACATTTAGAAACTAAAGTTTTCCAAGTGCCTTCAAAAGGCTTCAGAATAGAATCAACATACTATGTTAAGAGAGAACCGGTACAGTTCTGGAACTAACAAATAGCATAAATAGTAAGATTATTGTTTTTTATTTAAGGAGAAAAAGATGTACAATGACCTTTTGAAGATGTACCCAGGATTCCATCGTTTCTATGAAGTAAATTTGCCAATGGCAGCTGCCATGAATCTTTGTGCTCGTCTTTCGAGCTCTGATGAGCATGTTGTACAATACGGCGGCAAAGTGATCTATACTACGAATCGTGAATTTAATATGCCCGAGTTGACACCTATTCTACCAGCCTAATAAGAATTAAAGTGGCCAAAGTAGGCATCGTAAAAATACGGCAAACAACAAGGCCGTCAATTGTTTCACAGAACTATTCGGCCAAAATTGATATATCCGAACTAAGTGGTGTAAACTTAGAAGGCATCAAAGAAGGTGATATATTAGTCTATAGTGCTAGTACTGGAAACTTTGAAGTAAGTGATGTACAGGTTGATACTTATGCTAGAAAGCAAGCTAATGCTTCTTTTGATCGTGCAAATAGTATTAGTAGTACAACAATTACTGTTGCTAATTTAAAAGCTTTAGTAGCTAATTCTGCAACATATAATGATTTTAAAACTGCAATTGCAGCTTTATAATTAAAAACAAAAACATTTAAATAATATATGGCTAATCCTACAACAAGAGCTACATTTAAAACTTACTGCTTACGCAGATTAGGTTTTCCTGTCATTGATATTAATGTTGATGATGACCAGGTAGAAGAACGTATTGATGATGCACTTCAATTTTTTGAAGATTATCATTTTGATGGCGTAGAAGAAATGTTTATGAAACACCGTATATCGGCAGAAGATATTCAGCGTGGTTGGATATATTGTCCTGATTCAGTAACCTTTGTTACTGCGGTATTTCCAATTGATGATTCAAATTCATCAATCAATATGTTTGATTTACGGTATCAATTACGTTTGCATGACCTCTATGATTTCACATCGGTATCTTATGTGTCATATGAAATTACCATGCAGCACCTTCGCTCATTACAGTTGTTGTTTGCAGGTACACCACAATTTAGATTTAATCGTAAACAAAACAAAGTATTTTTAGATATAGATTGGTCTAGAGATTTAGAGGTTGGCGATTATGTAATTGTAAAATGTTATAGGGCTATGCGACCAGATACAGTAACTTTGACTGGCACAATGTCTGCAAATACAACCGCAAATACTGTAACTGGAACAGGCACTATTTTTGACCAACAATTGTTAGAAAATGATTTTATTAATATCAACGGCGAATCAAAACAAGTTAAAAAAATTATTTCGCCAACAACATTAGAATTACAAAGTCCACTTGCATCAAATTTGGTAAGTGGAACAGCTACAGTAACAGGAATTTCTGATGTTTGGAATGATCGTTTTCTCAAAAAGTATGCTACTGCTTTAATTAAACTTCAATGGGGAAATAATCTTTCCAAATTTTCTGGAATACAAATGCCTGGTGGTGTAACATTAGATGGTGTTCGTATTGCAGAAGAAGCTAGAACAGAAATTAAAGAAGTAGAAGAAGATTTATACCAATTCAATAGCTTGCCAAGTGAGATAATTACAGGTTAAAATGAATGGCAACCAATCTATACTTCAATAACTTTCCTTCTAGTCAAATAACTTCTGAGCAATTGCTCATTGAAGATTTGGTTATTGAAGCTTTACAAATATATGGCATGGATGTTTATTACCTTCCTCGTTCAACCCGTGATGAAGTTGATTTTTTATATGGTGAAGATACACTTAAACAATATGTAAATGCCTATCCAATTGAAATGTATTTGGAAAATGTTACAGGCATGGAAGGCGAACAAGATTTCATTTCTAAGTTTGGTTTAGAAATTCGTGATGAGGTTCAATTCTTAGTTTCTCGCCGAAGATTTCAAGCAGTAATACCAATGGTAAGACCTTTAGAAGGTGATTTACTTTATATTCCTTTACTACGAAACTTCTTTGAAATTACATTTGTAGAACATGAAAATGATCAAGCTATGTTCTACACATTAGGTCGTGGTCGTGGTGGTAATGTTTATGTTTATGGTTTAAAACTTAAACAATATGTATTTTCTAATGAAGTTGTTGAAGTTGGTATACCAGAAATTGATAGTCAGATTCGTAGTTACTATCCAAGAACAAGAATTGCTTTAACTGGTGTAGGTACTGGTAAATTTGTTAATGATGAAATTGTTTATCAAGGTGCAAATACAACTTATGCATCAGCACAAGCTCAAGTTTATGATTTTGTTCCAAATACTCACATAGATATAATCTTAACAAGAGGAACTTTTGTTTCAGGTGCAGCAATAAAAGGCAATACAAGTTTTGCTGATTGGACAGTTCTATCTGTAAATGATACCGCATACATGAATACTGCCTTTGAAGATATACAAGATAACGCAAGAATTGAATCTGAAGCTGATGGTATTATTGACTTTACTGAAACAAACCCATTTGGTGAACCATAATGCTAGGCAAATCACAATACTATAATCGTTCAATTCGCAAAGTTGTTGTAGCATTTGGAACAATTTTTAATGATATTCAAATACAAAGAACGTCTAAAGACGGCGCAACAAATTTTGAAATATTTAAAGTACCATTAACCTATGGTTCAAAAGAGCGTTGGTTAACAGCTATTGAATCTGATCCAACTTTAACAAAATCAATTGCTGTTTCTGTGCCAAGAATTTCATTTGAACTTACAGGCATGTCTTATGACAATAGCCGTAAACAACAATCACTATTAAAGAATTTTTCTAAAAATTCAAGTGGTCGTTTAGAATCTCAGTATGTTCCTGTGCCGTATGATTTCAATTTTAGTATGTCAATATTTGTTCGTAATACGGAAGATGGCACACAAATTGTAGAACAAATATTACCATTTTTTAAACCTGATTTTACTGTTACTGTAAACATGATTCCAAGTATGGATCAAAAATATGATATGCCAATTATATTAAATTCTGTAAATATGACTACAGATTATGAAGGTGGTTTAAGTGATGGAACTACTCGTTTAATTGTTTGGGATTTAGAGTTTACTGTTAAGAGTTATTTGTGGCCTAACATAACAGGTAATACATCAATTATCGGCGCCTTTAGTCCAATAACAGGTCGATATGGTACTGCAAACACAAATATTTTTATTGATAATCAAAAACGTGATGCTCAAAAAGTTTATGTAAATTATTCTACAGGAAATAATTACTTTAGCACAGGTGAAACGATTCGTGTAAATAGAAATGGCACAAATGAAATTACTGGCAAAGTAGTTTATTTCAGTAATACTAGCTCAGGAATTTTAGTTTTAGGTGAACTAACAGAATTACTAAAAGTAAATGATAATGTAATTGGTGATTATACAAAAGCAAATTATAAAATTACAGAAGTTGATATTTCGCCAGTTAAGGCAGTATCAATTGTGACTAGGGCTGTTCCAAGGAATACTGAATATGATGGAGATTTTGGATTTTTAACTGAAATAGCTGAATGGCCAGAACAGTATGTTGAAGATAGATATGTTCCTTTTGGTGATAGTACAATATTTGGATCAGACACAATCATTTATACCGTAGATAGGGAATAAAAAATGTCAAAAGAAGTAATTAATATTGGTACAGTTGCAAACGATGGAACTGGTGATCGAATAAGAGTTGCATTTACCAAAACAAATAATAACTTTACTGAGTTATATGATGCAGTTTCAAATACCGGACAAAGTAATAGTATCAATGCTGCATTTATTCGTGCAAATAATTCGTTAAATGCAAACGTTGGTGGAGTAATCACAGGTAATGTAACAGTCACACAGAATCTTACTGTTACTGGAAACATATCTGGCAACTACTTTATCGGCAACGGCAGTCAGTTGAATAATATTAGTACCAGTTTTGATCTTGAAATGCATGTCAGCAAAGACGGCAATGACAGCACTGGCACAGGAACCATACTACGACCATATCTGACCATTACTCACGCACTCACACAGGTCAACGGTGATCGCAATACCATTGTGATACATCCGGGTGGATACACGGAAAATCCCACTATAACCAGTCTGGCCACACAGTTAATAACCTATGATGCCACAGGTGCCAGCACCTTGGTCTACGGCACAGTCACCATTGCCAATACCACAGGTAGGATTGCCGGACTCAAGATGACCAATCTGGCCATCACAGGCAACGCACAGGCTTATATCAACAGTTCAACTGTGGACGAACAATTTACCAAAAGCAGTTCGGGCTATGTGGAAGTTGATGATTGTGAACTACAGGTCACAGGAAATGTGTTAATATCTGGTTCAGGCATCATCACCATCATTGGCAACAAAATAAACAATCTAGTGGTCAACAATGCAGGAGCACAGGTCTTGATCAAGGGAGCCAATGATTGTTTGATGCCTCAGGTCACTGCAGGTAGCTTGAACATTGTTGATTCGACAATTCGTGCTTCAAGCAACACAGCCAATGCTGTCACTGCCAGTGTTGGCACCGTAGTTACCTTGATGAACAATCAGATAGTGACCCCTGCAGCTGACGCCGTGGCTCGTGTGAGCATAGCAGGATTCCACAGTATCATCAGCGTGGTCTACGACAAGGCCAACAGCACACTAAGCAACAGCCTCAACAGCGTGGCTTATTTCCAAACAGCAAATGCTGATAAGGTAACACTATCATCTGGAGGAAGTTTAGTATTTCCAGATTCAACGATACAGATAACAGCGGCTGCGCCATACGCATATTCAAATGCTGCTTTTGCTGTAGCTAACAATGAAGCCGGTGTTAATGCTACACAGAACAATTCTATTAATGCTGCATTTAATATTGCTAATAGTGCAGCTGTTTATTCTAACACAGTAGATGCAACTCAAAATACAAATATATCTTATATTTGGAATTATGCTAATGCGGCATTTAATTACGCTAACACCATATCAGGTGGTTCAGCAATTGACAATGTAGCTAGAACAACAGCTGAAACAGCGAATAACACAGGCACTTCAGCAGGCATTTATGCTAATGGTGCTTTTGCTGCAGCCAATAACGAAGCTGGTGTAAATGTTACACAGAATACCAATATCACCACGGCTCAGAATACTGCTACTGCTGCCTTCATTCGTGCTAACAATTCTCTTAATGCAAATACTGGCGGTGAAATTAGTGGAAATTTATTACCAACTACTACTAATACCTATTATCTTGGTTCAGATGCTAATCGATGGCATTCTCTTTATGTTGGGCCAGGCTCAATTGATTTAGGCGGTCTAGTATTAAGTAATCAAAACGGCACTTTAGCCGTTTCTGTTGGCGGCCAAGCACCAACAGAAATTTCAGGTTCAGATCAAGTTGCAAGAAATACTGCTAACGCAGCTTTTGCTTCTGCTAACAATATTGATGGTATTAATGCTACGCAGAACACTAATATACAGTTTGCTTGGAATCACGCTAATGCAGCTTTTGCTTCAGCTAATAATGTAGCACCACAAATTGAACCGGCTTTTACTACGGCTAATGGTGCTTTTGCTAAAGCCAATAATGAAGCTGGTGTAAACGCTACTCAAAATACAAATATTACAGTAGCACAAAATACAGCTAATGCTGCCTTTAATACTGCAAATAACGCAAATACTCGCACCATTATTAATGGATTAGGAAACTCTAAACTAGATTTTAATACTTACGGAGCCAACTCCGCATATCTAACAACTACTAGTGATGATTCTACTGCATTGTTTATGGGAACGGCAACTGCTGAGTTATACGCTAATACAAATATTCAAATTAGGGCCAATACTGGAGGAACATCAAAAGCATGGACATTTGGTGAAGGTGGTACATTAACATTCCCAGATAGCACAATTCAAACAACAGCCTATGTGTCTGGTGATGAAATTGATCCTTATGCTAGAAATCACGCTAATGCAGCTTTTGCTTCAGCTAATAATGTAGCACCACAAATTGAACCGGCTTTTACTACGGCTAATGGTGCTTTTGCTAAAGCCAATAACGAAGCTGGTGTGAATGCTACACAAAATAATCAGATTACTATATTACAAAACACCACACAAGCTGCTTTTAATGCCGCTAATAATGTAGCACCACAAATTGAACCGGCTTTTAATACGGCTAATGGTGCTTTTGCTGCAGCCAATAATGAAGCTGGCGTAAATGCAACACAAAATACCAATATTACCAACGCTCAAAATACTGGTGATGCGGCTTTCCTTAAAGCTAACAATGAAGCTGGTGTAAACGCTACACAGAATACCAATATTACCAATGCACAGAATACTGGTGATGCGGCTTTTGCTAAGGCCAATAATGAAGCTGGTGTAAACGCTACACAGAACACTAATATTACCAATGCACAGAATACTGCTACAGCTGCATTTATTCGTGCTAATAATTCTCTTAATGCAAATAATGGCGGAACAATTACTGGTGATTTAAGTATTACAGGTAATTTAAGTGTTTTAGGAAATTCTTTCACCATTAGTGCTACAAATCTTGTAGCTAATGATACTCTAATACTTCTTGGTTCAGGTAATTATACTTCCGATTTATTGGATATTGGTATTTCAGCGCACTATAATGACGGTGTCAATGCTCATACTGGTCTTATTCGGGACCATGGAACAAAAGAATGGCAGTTGTTTGAAGGTTACATTCCAGA